CTCCCTCTCGTGTGTGGAGAGTTGTGACATGATAGGTTTATCGTCAGCTGACAATAAGGCTTTAATTAACAACAGGTTACTGTGTTGTTGATTCTTATTGTTTGCACGTTGAGGGCCATGCCCTCAATAGGGGCCACACCCCCAGACCCCCTAGTTGTGGACGAGCTAGGGTACCCTGCACGGTAATAAGCTAGTTACGGCTAGTGTCCAAGAGTGTCTCGTGGTGTAACAGACTACGCTGTGCAGCAGGCAGTAACATGGCAGGCCAACTTGAGAGTTGGATGTATCCACCCGCGATGGTGGGGCGGGGGAACAGGGTTGCCGGTCAACCCTGTACAAAACTAAAAACCGGGCAGTTGTGGTCTGCACCTCCACTTTCTCCATCTTTTCTTTTCTATCATGGTCGCAATTATAGAAATTAGTGTGTTATGTGGTATTGCAGTACCAGCTTCAGCCTGGATTGTCAATACCCTACTTGAAATTATCAATCATAACAATGCTCTCGAAGAGATAGTCAATGCCGAGAACGATGTTCCTATTGGAGTTATGCTCACTAATGGTCCAGACGTTCTCGAAGTGGATAACCCCCAACCTGTGGTGGTGTTAGGGGAAAGACCAGAAAATGAACCACCACAACCTAATGTCAACCCCGCTGGAGCTATGGTTGAAAGGGAGCCTAATGCAGTTAATCATCGACTCATTTCAGTTACCCCTAGAGACCCCGTGCAAGATGCAAGACACCGTCGAGTCAGGAGAAGGTACACAGTACCTTTCGTGGCCAAGGTGGTCGCGCACTGCAAACTCCGGTTTCCCTGTCCTGAACACCAACCCACGTTAGAAAATAAACTAGCAGCTGCCAGGCATGCAGAGAAGTTTATGACTGAATGGGGGGTGCACCCAGGAGATCAAGCCAGGCTACTACCCCGTATTAAGGTTGCAGTATTTGCTCCCAGTGATGAGGAGATATTTTCTTCTGACCTGGAGCGAAGCTGGATCAACCAATGGCGTAGGCGTCGGGCCACTCATGGAACACGTTTCTGGGACTTGTTCCTTCCCTGGAGAACTGACATAACTCCATCATACTAGGGGTGCCTTGTCCGCATGCAGGGATTGTCTCACAATAACATTGTTGATGATAATCGGTTGGTTCTGCATAAAGGATGGGGTGTTCCACGGGTTAGATCACTGTACATAATTGAGGGTGTACATCCATATGGTCGAAGCCTGTGTATCAACAATCCAGACCTCAACACATTAGCTACCAGCTTATCCACCCGTCTCCTCTTCTGCAACATCGATGGTGTACTACAACCCCCCCTTCGGGTCGATCGAATCCTACTGATACGGAGGTTGCAAGCGTTTAGGAGAAAGCTTCTTGAGGTTGTTGTCCCAAGTTCCCCATTGTCCCCTGATGATTTCAGCGCGTTGTACAAGGGCCGACGTAAGACGATATACCAGCAAGCAGCTTGCACCTATGCAGTTGATGGAGTTAAAGAGAGAGATGCACGGTTAAGTGGGTTTGTGAAATGTGAAAAGGTCTCATCAACCTCAGACCCGCGTGGCATTCAACCACGCAGACCAATATACAATGTTGGAGTAGGACGCTATCTTAAACACAATGAGAAGCGGATCTACAGGGCTATTGGTCAAGTTTGGGAAGATGAGATAACGGTGGTAAAAGGATACAACGTTCAAAAGGTTGGAAGTATTCTTGTTGAGAAATGGGAGAGTTTTTCTTCACCAGTTGCAATTGGTTTAGACGCTAAAAGGTTTGACATGCATGTGTCACTTGAAGCACTGGAGTGGGAGCACAGCATCTATAATGCCATGTTCAGATCACAGGAACTAGCTCGACTCTTACGCTATCAGTTAAACAACCGTGGAAAAGGTTATTGTTCCGACGGGTCTGTTAGCTACAAGATGCGCGGGCGACGATGTTCTGGTGATATGAATACAGCTCTAGGGAACTGTTTGCTCATGTGTGCGATGGTGTACTCATGGGTACAAAACCTTGGCATCAGAGCTAAACTAATGAATAATGGTGATGATTGTACAGTTATAATGGAGAGCTGTCACACAAACCTCTTCGTCGAGGGACTACAGGCTTATTTTGAAGGCTTTGGCTTCAGAATGACCCTAGAAAAACCGGTGTATTGTATACACGAAATTGAATTTTGTCAAATGCACTTGGTTACCACCATTAATGGCCCTCTAATGGTGCGTAACTTCAACAAGAGCAGGGAAAAAGATTCAATGAGCATAATTCCATTGAGTAATAGGAAGGTGTTCGAGAAGTGGATCCATGCCGTGGGAGAAGGGGGATTAGCTCTAACGAGTGGCGTCCCTGTCATGCAAGAGTTGTACAAAATGTACATGAGGCATGGCAAACCTTCAAAAATGCGCAGCAGTCTACAATTCGAAACTGGAGCGAAAATGCTTGCCAAGGGATTACTTCCAAAGGAGTCCCCCATTAGCACAGAAGCAAGAGTAACGTTTCACCAGGCCTTTGGTGTCACTCCCACCGAACAAATCATACTTGAGAGTTATTATGCTCAATACACCATGAACTACGAGGTTAGGGCCATTGATAATTTTTATCAAATTAAGCCATGCCCTCTCTAAGAACAGCTGAACACCCAGGTGGCATAAAGTTTCATGGTAAATACTGTGGCCCAGGTTGGTCAGATGGTAGGCGACAATCCAGCGTTGTGGGTTCCGCTCCACCTGAAGATGAACTTGACGCTCTGTGCAAGCAACATGATGCGGCATATGCCAATGGTTCTGATCAAGCTCAGGCTGATAGAACCCTTGTTTACGAAGCCCCCTTATCCATCAAGGGTGTAATAATCAAGGGTGCAGTTGGCGCTCAGTTAGCCATTAGAGAAACATCAAGGTTCATCACCGGTTATGATATTTTACAAGATATGACGAAGAAAC